AAGAATTTGACACGTAAAATTAAAAATTGATATGAACCCGATTTATAGACATTCATTTGTAAATGCGTTTTTAGCAAACGGAGCGATAGATTACAGAACCGGGAATATTGGGAGTAATGTGAGTTCCTATTATACCCGTACTTTTGTCCCGGTTGATAACGTATACCCCCGCAAATTGTTTCAGAATTATACGCCGACAACCGGGGGCGCATTTTATGATAGTGGTAAAAAATTTATTGGCGGTTGGGGAAGCAACCCGTCCACCACAAATACGGAATTTGATATACCGAGCAACGCCGCATATATCCGATTTAATGTAAACAGAGTGCAATACGACAACGGGATAGCATGGTTGAAGTTGGGGACGTTGGACGCCCCGAACGTCTTACAAGGTCAAACCGTGCGTCCGATTTATAAGGACGATTTGGCAAAGGAGTACGAATTAGAAACCAACCAACGGTTTTATCGTGCCAAGTTATCCGGAAAAATTACCTTTGTCCGGGACGATTACGACTACATTAACCGCCAATCATTCGATACGGAATTTTTGTATTGCATTGAAAAGAGCGACGACGGCGGGCGTACATGGTTCCAATACTTTCAAGGTAAATTTATGAAAACCGATTGCACGTTTACCGATTACGATAAAAAGGTAGTTGTACAACCGGACGCAATAGACGATTATAACGACGTGTTGGCAGGATTGGAAAAGGAATATAATTTAATAACATTAGCCCCGTCAATCCAACGTATAACCATAAACAAACGCCCGCTTATTCAAATATATGTTCCGGGCGATAGTATTGTTTCGTGCTTTTTGGGCGGAACAAATTGGGAACAAGATGCCAATATCGTAACAGATAAAGAGCAGGAAAAATTGGTTAGCGAATACCATTTTGCCGTATGTAATATTTTAAAAGAAATACAGATTACCTCTGGGGGTACACCTACTGATATTGCTGGTTTGTATTCGGGAAAAATGACTTCAAAGGCAAGAGCAAATGAGTTTTCGGGGAATATGTATTCTTCGGATAACAATAAATATTATATATATATATCCCAAGAGTCAATAGAAGGAACTCCAATAGGCAAAACATTGGTTGAAATAAGACGAAGGTCTGATGATGTAGCGTTATTTAGGCATGAAGAACCGCAAAGATTCCCTAATATGTATGAGTTTGATATGGAAGCGGTTGAAGAGTCTGGAGCAACTGGGAAAATGTACGCCGATATGAAAAGTTATAATATATATGCCCGGTATTTGTGCGATGTGGAGAAAATCGACGACCTAAATACATATCCATTGCCCGCCGATGATATAGTTGATAATAACCGTAATTATAGGCGTGCGATTGGTTACGCAATCGACGTGGCGTTTATTTCAAACAACTTTTCAGATACCCCGACCGAGTGGGGATTAGCGGACAACGGAAAGTATTTTGCGCCGCCTTATTCCTTATTCGGGCAAACATTTTATCCAATCGCCCGGTCAACGTGGCGTTATGCGTCGTTGTGGTTTGGGTTTTATTTGATGGATTGGATATTAGAGGAAAAAGCCCGGAAAGTATATACTTTGCGGGATGCGTTCCCGATTGCGTCGTGTATATCCGTTTTGCTCAATCAGATTGCGCCGGGTATTACCCACGCAGCAACGGCGGAATATAGCCAATTTTTATACAGCGGAAACAATCCAATATCCGGGTTGAATTTCCGTTTGCTTGTATCGCAGAAAACTAATATCATAAACGGGGAATATCAGCAACCCGCACAAAAAGCCCCGACGACATTACAACAATTTACCAATATGTTACGGGATTGTTTCAAATGTTATTGGTTCATTGAGGACGGCAAATTTAAAATCGAACACATCCAATATTTCCGCAATGGCGGTTCCTACTCTGGCGGGGTTGTGTTAAGCCACGATTTGACAAAGGAATTGAATTTACGCAACGGGAAATCGTGGGCATTCAACACGTCGGAATATTCGTTTGATAAGGTCGATTTGCCGGAACGTTACCAATTTAAGTGGATGGACGACGTTACGGCGGCGTTTGAGGGTTTGCCGATACAGGTAATTAGCAAGTATGTAACGCCCGGAAAGGTTGAGGACGTAAACGTATCTAATTTCACGTCGGATATTGATTTGATGTTGCTAAACCCCGGCAACATGAGTTCGGACGGGTTCGCCTTATTTGCCGCCGTTCCGCCAACGTCCGGGTCGCAATGGATATTACCGTTTACACGTCAAACCGTCAACGGGGTTGAATACTTTTTGCAAAACGGATATTTAGCGTTTATTAATCTGCAATCGCCCTATTGGTTGTATGATTTACCCGCCCGTAGGGTATCAATAAACGGTTCCGAAACATACGCATACGGGATTGAGAGAAAGAAGAAACAAACGTTTAGTTTTCCGGCGAATGACGACCCAAACCCGATGCAGCTAATAAAAACGTATTTGGGTAACGGTCAAGTTGATAAATTAAGCGTAAATTTGTGCAGTCGTTCCATTAAAACAACTTTGAAGTATGACACCGAATAATAATTTGTCCGTTTTGCCTTTTTACGAGGGCATACAATACCAAGATTATAAAAAATCGTATGCGTATGGCGACGTTTACCCGTTGTTTACGCCTATCAATAAGTTATTGCCGTTTCAAATCATACGTCCGACCCGCTCAAATAATATTGTTTATGCACGGTTGTACGATTATAAATTTACCCGCATATTGGCAGATATAAAAACGCCGATGTTGGAAACCGGATTGCAAATTGTCCGGTTCCAAAATTACGGGTATGATGTTATTGTTTATTCCGGATTGTTGCCGATGGCTTTAGATTTCCCAGAGGGGCGTTATATGATTGAGATATATGATGGCGTACAATGGTATTATTCCGATGTGTTTACATGGATTTCCGGCGGAATGGACGGTTATTTGTGTGTTGAATGGAGTGACGCCGCCAATATGGAAGTTGACGGCGGACAAATCGTTTATGAGGGCATACAATTCAAAAACCGGGTTTACGTATGTTCGGAGTTGGGAAAACCGGAATATAAGTTTGAGGAAGAGGGCGAAGAACGGGACGGGTATTTTTTTCCGGAAAAACAAATATCTGAAAAGACGTTCCGGTTTATATTTTTAGCTCCCGAATACCTTTGCGACGTAATGCGGTTAATCCGCATGAGTGATTTTGTTACGGTATATAGTCAAGGCAGGAAATACGATTGCGATACGTTTTTGATTACCCCCAAATGGCAAACGCAGGGCAATTTGGCGTCGGTTGAATGTGAATTTGAATGCGCAACGGTTGTTAAGAAAATCGGACGGGGTGTTATTCCAACAACCGGAGGCGATTACAATAAAGACTTTAATGATGATTTTAATAATAATGTAGTTTAAATTTTTATCAGTATGGGAAATTACGAAGAATTAAAAGCCGCCGTTGCGTCTGTTATCAAGACAAACGGGAACCAAGAAATTACGGGTCAAGTGTTACAAAATACATTGACGGCGTTAATTAGTCAAATAGGAGCGAATGCAACGTTTGCCGGAATTGCAACGCCGAGTACAGTACCGGGAACGCCCGACCAAAATGTTTTTTATATTGCGTCAAAACCTGGAATTTATGCTAATTTCGGAGGCATAGAATTGATAGACCAAGTTTTAATATTTGCAAATAACAATGGAACATGGTATAAATCAGAAACTAACATTCCAAATAATTATTTATTAGACGGGTTTGAAGTAACCCCATTTACGAATAATTTGACGATAAATTCACTTATTAAAGAAATATATTTATCCGGAAATGGATTTAATAAAAATAATAAATATGCAGTATATTCAATAGCAAGAGGAATTAATGGTGTTGGATGGGCAATTGCATTAAAAAATATAGATACGGGATTGTCAACTGGATGGATTGTCATTTCAAATTCAGAAGAATTAAATGGATATATAAAAGTAATAAAAAATAATTTCGTATTAGAATTATTGATAAATAATTGGGATAAAATAAACGGCCAAGTAACATTTAACGCAGAAGATGGGGCGTTATATAATGCTTTTGATATTGATTTTTCACCTACAATTAAACTAATAAATTATGAGAATGAAACAACAAAACAAATATCAGATATAAGAGGATATTCGGAAAAAAATAGAGAAGTATTATCACAACAAACCAATTTGTTTAACTTTGGAGAAGACGGGAAATTTATAAATAGTAATGGTGGTATTTCTAATGGTGAATATTATAAAATATCGGGTTTTTGTAAAGTAAAACAAGGAGATATTCTTCTTTTTACAGCAAAATATCGCACAACAACTATTTTAAACGCATTATATGGTTACGATAATGAACAAAGAGAAAATCCGATAGTTTTGTTGGATTGGGCCGGAAAAGCAGAATATGTAGATGAAGAAGTTGTTATTCCTTCCGGAGTAAATTATATCCAAGGTTGGGATGATATGAGAGAAAATGAAAACCCGGTACTTATATTTAAAAATGAACAAAATACATTTGATAAAGATATTCAAAATAGAGTTCTTGAATTAGAGAAAAAAAATCCGAACCGTAAATCATTGATTGTTCGTAAAGATGGGCTTGGTGATTTTACGAGCGTAGTAGATGCTGTTAAAAGCATTAATGATTCAAGCGAAACAAATATATATGATATATATATATACGAAGGTGAATACGACATTGTAAAAGAATATTTTGGAGAAAAGGATTATACAGATATAAACGATAAAGGATTGATTTTACCCGATTATGTAAATTTAATAGGTTTAGGAGATAGGGATAAAGTAATATTAAAAGGAGAAATGCCGGATAGTATTAAATATAGAACAAGTCAATCATTCTCAACATTAAATACTCGATACAATAATAATATATGTAATCTCACAATAACAGCATATAATTGTAGATATCCAATGCACGACCAAACCACATCTTTAAGTAAGGATTGTGTTAGATATGTAAAAAATTGTGTATTCATACATAAGGGCTATAATGGAACCCCTTATTCCGGTGCAGTGGACAAAGAGCATAACACAACAGAATATCGTTGGAGTAGTGCGCATGCGTATGGACAAGGGACAAATAATGGCAGTTATTGTGAATTTGAATATAGTGTGTTTGATGCACAAGGAAATACAGGTAGTGCATATCTAACCCATGATGATAAAGATGCAGTAAAAGGTACAGAAATAAAAATATCACATTGTCAATTCTATAATAAAGGGACGACATGTTTAATAGGCATAACCGCACTGGGTGGAAAAATGTGTAATATTTCATTTGTAGGAAATAAATTCGGTGGTAATAAAATAATAAGATGTACATCTTCAATAGAAAGTAATCCACAAGAAAACTATAATTATATATTATATGGCAATGGTAATAGTGATGTAACTGTGCAAATGCCACTTGGAGAAGAAGACAAAAATAATATAATACAATAAGATGAAATAAATAATTATGGAAAGATTTATAAATTGGGAACAATGGCGTATAATTTCCATATCCACGGTTAGCCCGATATTTGGGTATTTAACACCGACAAAGGGGTTTGTTTATGCGTTAGTGGCAATGTTTGCGTTCAATATTTGGGCAGGTATGAGAGCGGACGGCGTGGCGATTGTGCGATATAAAAACTTCTCGTTCCGGAAGTTTAAAAACGCATTGTGCGAATTGTTCTTGTATCTGTTTATCATGGAGGCTATTTTTTTCATTATGAAGAATTGCGGAGACAGCCAAGCGGCAATTATTGTTGTTAAATCGCTTACTTATGTTTTTATGTATGTATATTTGCAAAACGCATTCCGCAATCTTATTAAAGCATATCCCACAAAGGTTGCGTTGCGTATTATTTACCACGTTATCCGGTTGGAATTTACACGGGTATTGCCGGGATATTGGCAATCGATAATTGAGAGATA